TATAGCTTGTATTTCAGCCTTCCACCAAAGCCCTATTCCTGTAAAATCCTGGACTAATCTAATAGATACACTGTATTCTTGATCCGTAAAAGACACGTCGCTTGAGTCAAATGTTAAAATAACAGTATCTCCTACTCTCCAAGTATTTAGAGGTAAAGATGAATTTTGAAAGTTCAGAGACAAATAACCATCCCACCCGTTTAAACTAGAACTATTGTAATAAGTAGCATCTCCATCGATATTAGTTTGCCAATCGTATCGGGTTGGCAAGGATTCCCTAATTAGCGGAACAGTAGAGTCAGGAGCATAGGTAAAGTTTATTCTTTTTTCTAAAGTTCCTGGATTATACACACCATAAGTAACCAGATTTGTTCCTGTCCCGGGGCTGTCACCTCTTGAGCTAGCGGACATGTCTAATGTAAGCGCTGTAAGTGGTGATTTCTTAATAACCGTTACATCTGCTTCAATAAAATCAGGTCTACCCGTTAAATTAGCACTGTAAGTTTGGCTTGCACTATCGTAGGCTGGTATTTTAGTGTGTGTTACAAAGTTTACAGATCCTCGTTTAAACTTGTCAATATTTATTGTTTTTGGCTCAGAATTGTTATCTGTCCAGAATAATAAATTGTCTATTATATTTATACCTGTAATTAAGTTCTGTGTAGAAAAGTTTAGAACGTTGTTAGTGTCGACTATAACTGGCCTTATTTGTCCGCCTGCAAATCTGTATTCAGCAATACAGTCAGCTTCTGTAGAAGTTATAAACCAATAAATTTTATCTGACTTATCATCAACAAAAGAACCTATACATTTTGCATTAGTTAAGGAATCTATATAGTTATTATTCCATTGAGGCTTGCCCCTTAATTGACTGTTCCCTCGGACATTCTTTAAAGAACCCGCATTGCCATTATCTGAGTTTGCTAAATCTAAATTTAAAGCATCTCGGTATTCACCATTTGGAACAAGTCTTTCATCAAGATCTTTGTTCATTCTTCCAGACTGGAAAACATGTACAAACTCTGGCATATATTAGTGTTTTATGATTTTAGATTTATTACGCATAACTTGAGTAATCTCCTCTATCTTTATATTTGATAATCTTAATTTAGCATTTCTTCTTGCAGCAGCTAGTTCTCTTTTGTAGCGAGCTACTAAATACTCAGGGGTATTAGCTCTTGTAGAAAGAATTGCAAAAGCTATATACTTATACAAAGCTTCTTCTGCAAACTTGTGCACCACCATTTCCTCATCAGTAGCTAATCCGTCTGATATGTATTTTAATGTAACTATTTTGCCTACAAAACTAGAATCAAAATATATAATTCCGGCTAACTGATCTATATAAAATACCCCGTTTGTTTGTGCTTGTTCAGGAGAAAGCCCATATCTTCTTCCAAATCCTCCTTGGTTTAAGTTGTCCTCTAGTTCTTCAAGGTCGCTAGTGTTTGTTCTTTGTTTTTGAAATTTTCTCCTTGTTTCAGATTCTTCAGCTGTTAATATTTCCCCACTCTGCTCATCAAATAAATATTCAAATTCATCATCTTGTAGTATAGGCAACGGATTAGAGGTCTTACTGGTTGGGTATATAATGCGTTCTATGCCCTTAGAGTCCACCCAAACTAATTTTACATAGTTTACGTAGTCTATAGGTAATATGTAGTTTAAGGTTGGCCCTATTTCAATCTCTGCGGATTTCATAGAAGGCAATATATCAAAGCTAAATTCTTGTAACCCTCTTTGAGCGTGAAAAGCTACCTCAGTTCTTTTTACTTTAGATATGTTTTTTTCCAAACCTACATAAGAAATCATAAAGTTATTTATAATATCTCCTATAGCAGTGAATTGATAGTCTCCATAATTTTCGTCAAAGCTATTCCATTGACCATCAGGACCTAAGTAATATTGTTCGTCAGTTTGTGTTATTAAGCCCATGTATTATGATTTTTGTTGTTGTATTGTTTCTTGATCTTCTTTATCAAAAACTTGGTATAAGCTTAAGTCTTTTATTAATATTCCACATAATTCTAGTATTTTAATTACTAGCTCAGTTTCTTCAGCAACATCTAATTCAAAATTAATACTATTAGTTGGATCGTAAAGAGGCTCGTTAAATATAGTTTCGTGTGCCCACAATACTGAAGCGGGTTTTCTAACATATTGAGCACTTACCCCTGTAGTAAGTAAAAGAGTACCTTTTACCTCTATAAGATTTGTGCCGCTTGTTTTATATATAGGCCTTGTGTCTGTTGGTTTTGTTAAAGGAGATTGATTTATGTATATCCATTCTTTAGGTGTAACTCGCTCTACTTCTATATTGTTATATAAAACAGCTCCTAATTGGTATATATCTATAGGTAATTGAAATTTACCAGAGTTAGCAGTAAGAATGCCAACCGTTTCAAATATAGATAACTTCTTTTCAAGAAGCTCTATCATATCTGAATATTCTGTTTCGTTGCCAGGTATTCTACCAAATTGATTAATATCGTAGAAGTACTGCTCAAATAAATCTAGCTGAGCTTGATTAGCAAACAGATTAAATTCTTGAGGCGTAACATACCCTCGTTGTTCTTTATTAAGTATCGCTGATACCCGTTGATAAACAGTATTTATATTTACGCTCATGTGTCTTTTTTTATTATTATAATAGTTAGGCCACCGTTAAGCAGCCTATCTACTATAAAGGTGACTTAGTAAAGTCTTTTTAGTATTGCTTTATATACTTCCATTCCTTCATCTGTCTTGAAGAATGCAGCTAAAGCACTATATGGGTGTTCGTCAAAAGGTACAGTCATTAACTTTCTGTTTCCTTCGCCGTAAGTGAACGTTCTTTGATCGACTGATAATGCAATTATTTTAGCTTCTACAGCTTTAATACCGACATTTCGTAATTGAACATTGTCGTCGTTAGCTAGCTCTATGAATAAAGCCGGCTGTCTTTTAGCAAATATCATAAGATCTCTCTTTAGTTCGCTAGACGATAAGTTATTAACTTCGCTTCCGTATTCAGCTCTTAATATAGCTTCTCCCATGTCAATATCCATGCTTTTAGCTATAGTCAATGCTTCTAATTCTAATTCAATCCAATCTAATTCATTTACAGAAACTTTTACTGGATCAAATTCGTAATATATTTTATCCCTTAAAGGATGATATAAAGATAGTAATTTTTGTAAAGATACATCTTCTTTCTTTACTTTAACCATTCCATTCCTCATAGCTATTCTACCTAATGTCACAGTACCTTTTTGTTCGTCTACAAAAGGAGACTTCTGATTTGTAGCATAACGTAATTCTCTTTGATATCCTTTTTCTTCGTCAAACCACAATAACGGTTTTCTTTGAGAATGCTTTGAGGGCAACGTATATAAAAGAGGAGATTTACCGGTTTTTAAAACATAAGTTCTATCCCTGTATTCCCATTTTGGTTTTACTGGTTCTGGTGATTTCAAGTGTTTCCAATCTTTTGTAGTTTCGGTTGGTTCACTTGTTTTTACTACTTCTTCTATAGACTCTTCTAAGTCTACTTGTTTTGCAACCGCTTTTTTAGGTTGTACTTTTTTATTTGGCATGATATAATATTATAAGATTGATAAAAATAGTGGCCAGGGACCAATGATCCCCGGCGCACTAATAAATTAATTATGTATTCTTCAATAAAATGAAGTTGTTTGCGGCTTGTACACATAAACATCTTTCTGATAAGAAATGAACGTTCATTGCATCTTCGTCACTTGTAAAGTTTCCACCTACAGATCCTGTGATCCAAGACTTCATTTTTCTATCATCTGCTTCAGAAGCTCTGTAACGGATATGTAAGAAAGGTCTTGAAATGTTTTTACCTAACATTTGATCGTAAACTGTTGAAGTTCCAGCAGGAACAACTACACCTTCGATATCCCCAACTAATCCTCTAGTTGTAGCATCGTTTAAGTATTTCCAGTCTGTCTTGTAGAAATCGTAAGATCCTCTACGGAATCCACTGAATCCTAAGTTAAGTGCCATGTCTTCTGAATTTTCGAATACACCGTAAGATGTTCCTCCAGTTCCGTAAGAGTTTTGAGCAGCTAACATATTGTCAATACCTAAAGAAGTTGAACGATCTAAGAATAACATATTCTCTTCGATAGCTCCTTGCTTATCAAGCTCACCTAAGATAGCGTCAAAATCGCTTAATCCTAAATCTGTTCCGGATCCGAAATCAGCATCTGTGTAAACAAGACCTCTGTTTTCTAGTGCAGCGAATAGTCCGTCAGAGCCTGTAATTTCAGTTCCTCCTCCTAATCCAGCAGCTGGTGTGATTGCATTTGCAGCTTTTTCAGCTTCAATCATAGACATTTCTAAGTGATCTTCGAAACGAATACGTGACTCATGCTCAGACTTTAAATACCATAAGTATCCAGAAGTTCCAGCTTCAGTAGTTACTTCTACCCATCCAATTTGTGCTGTATCAGATCCGCTAACAGCGTATTTGTTACGTAAAATGATTGGTTTGTTGCTAAATTGCTCGAAAGCTGCATCAACAGAAGTTCCTGCATTTGATGTTCCTTTTGCATACTCAGATCCATATACGAATACTTTTACGTTTGAAGTACCAGTAACCGTAATGTTTCCTGCATATCCTGCTATTGTTAAAGTAGCTACTCCACTTCCTGCAACAGCTACAGCACTTACGTATGCTTTTTCAACTGTTAGTCCAGTAGAATCAGCGATAACGATAGTATCTCCAGGTCCAATTAAGTTTTTACTAGCTCCGCCTACAGCAGGAATAGTAATTGAAGTTGCATCTACAACAGTAACATCGTCATAAGCAATATGTAAACGCCCTTGCTCAGACCATACTACTTGATCAGATGCCATAGGCATTTCAGCTCCTACCATACGTAAGAACCCAGAGATAGTACGGTTTCCGTAGCGCTCTACTTCTTTCTCGTATACTTCTGGTAAAAATTGTTGTGTAAAATCCATGTCCCCTAGGGCCAGGTAGTTGTCGTTAAACAACGTTTGTGTTGGTCTGGGCGTTAAGTGCGCTAATGCCGCTGCACTCCCAGAAAATGATCCATTTGCCATTATTTGTAAAGTTTAGTAATTATTATTTTCTTTTTTTAATTCTAAGCTTCGTAGCTGACTCAAATTTCCCTGGTACAGATTTAACCGACCATCCGTTAGGTGGCTTAACATTTTCGTGAGTACCCCTTGGGCTCATATCGATGTTTTTAGATTTTTCTATACTTGTTTTCATTGCATCCGCTTTACCTTGTTCATAAAAGTGGTTTGCAATTGCATCGGGATTCATTGCTGTAAATAAAGACTTGTGATATCCTTTAGCATCTGCCATTTCATTTTTGTCGTTTAAGAACTTCTTAACGAAATTTGAAATGTCTCCTTGCTTAGACTTCACTCCCTCTACATCATTGACTTTATACCTAAATTTCTTTTCTCCAACCTCGAAATCAAAACCTTTGAATTCATTAGAAAATAGTTTTTCAGTTTTGTCATTAAATATAGATGTTTGTCTTTCTCTATCTACTGTCAACTTCTCACTATCTTGGTTATAACGATCGAAAAAATCAACCGCCTTTTTTTGTTCTGGGCTTAACCGTGACCCAGCTTTTATTTCTTCGTAGTACTTACCTTTTAAACCCTCTAAGTGATTTTTAGCTTTAGCTAATTCTTCTTTCCTAGCTAATTTTTTTCTACGTATATCTCTTTCCTCGTCCATATCTTCGTCAAAATAAAACTTGTCTTCCATGACAAATCCTATTTCTTCTGAATCTAAATGAGGTTTTGTGTTTTCGTAATACTCTCTTAGTAATTGATCTTCGTTAAGAGAGCTATAATCTGTATTAAGATTAACATAATCTTTTAAACTTCCTCCTGTATCATTAATAAAGTCAACTACTTTTTGAATGTTTTCAGGTAAATCTACTCCAGGCTCTTGAGTCGCGATTGCTTGCTCTACCTGTTCTTGTACTTCTTCTACTTTCTCTTCAACTTCTTCGTTTGTTATTTCCTGTAAAATTGATTGAGACTCTTCTTGAACTACTTCTTCGCTAACCGACTGTTCCGCTGGTTGCTCAAGGGATTGTGCAACGGAGGCATCGGTTTCCTTAGCCTCTGCTTTACTTAGTTGGCTTAAGTCAACTTTTATTAATCCATTGTCCTCCTGTGTTATAGGAGATACTTTTTGAGGCTGTTCTACTTCCGTATTTTCAACCTCGGTTTTTACTTCTTCTTCCATGATAAAATATTATATAATTATTACTATTATTATTACCTAGGATCACCAGATCCTAAGTTGAAGTTACCGTTAAGGACATCGTTTCCAGCGGATTCAAAGTTCTTAGGCATGGTGTCGTTTTGTCTTTGATTTATTAGTTCGCTTTGTTGAGTTGCTTGTATCTTAGTTCTTTCGTCTTTACGATCTTCCCTGCTGTCTGCTTCTTGTTTTTTTCCTTGAGTTTCTAGACCTTTAAGTTGCATGTTCATCTGAAATTCAAGATTCATCAATTCTTTTTTAGCATTTATTTCAGCTTGCATTTTGTCTAGATCTATTTTAGCTTTCATTTGCTCTAGCTCCATTTTCTGCTGCATTAGTGCTTGTTGCTTTTGTACTTCAGCTTGAGCAGCAACCTGGGTAGCCTGAGCGTTAGCTTGAGACTGTGCTTGAATATTTTGTTGTTGTAGCTGTTGCTCTCTTTCTTGTTTCTCAACTCTTTTGATTTTTAAAAGCTGGTTAGCTAGTTTTATGTTTTGTATTTCCCTTATGTCGATAGCATCTGTCAAATCTATTAATCCCGCTTGCAATGCTGTTTGTATGTTATTTTCTAACACAGCTTTTTGCTCTTCGTCTGGTTGTAGGTCTACAAATATTCCAAAATCGTATAAATACAATTCACTCATTTCTTGTAACACAGCTACATTCTGATTACCTATTTTATGTATAAAAGCTTCTCTTGTAGGTGAATACTCTAATATATCGGATATTCTAAGTGATAAGTTTTCGCATAAATCTTTTGCTAAAAATAAAGTGGCATCTAGTATGTGTCTTGTAGCTGTGTTAGAGTTAGCTGCTGCCAACTTTTGTACTCCTACTAACGCTCTAGCATCAGGAGTACTGCCGTCTCTAGCTTCGTTTAACCCAGTTACGTCTCTTATCATTTGCATATAATAATTATATGTTTGAATAAGGGATTGTAACTTAGCGCCGCCTGAACCAGACTGTAATTCTTGAATTGGTACTTTGCCGGGATTCATATCTCCATCTTGAGTAAATGATCTACCAATTACAGAACCTGTTTGAAAAAACATATTCAATGCTTCTTGCGGGTTATAGTTCGTACCATTACCTAAATCAACCTCAGCTAATCCGTCAGCATCTAAATAAACACCGTCTGGTACCATTCTAGATAAAACTTGTTGCAGCTTAAGATGAGTAAGCTGTATCATATCGGCAAAACCTGTGATGCGAGATACAATACTTTCTATTCTACCTTTATACATTCTAGGAGCTACAATACTATAATTCATTTTAACCTTAGTATAATCGCTTTTAGGTCGTATCATATTTGCGGCTACCTCCCATTTCAAAGTTTTACCTCCTAATATTTTAACGCCCTCATATAATACCTCTAAAGATCTAGATAGTTTTTGTATACCATACTCCTCATACATTTCTTCAGGAGGGTTAAACTCATCCGTTTTAGGTATTAACTTAGCTGCTCCGGTTGCAGACTCTTTTACTTTATATACTTCGTTGGAATATGTTTTGTAATTATAATATAATACCTGTACAGTATTAGAATCGTCTTCGTCATTATTAGTTAATGTTCTATCATAAAACCCGTTGTTTTGATACGATTGCCCGGATATTTCATTCAGATCATCATTAGTTAACCACGGAAACTGTTTCTTTAATTCGTTTAGATGCACGCTTTTAACTTCTCCTACATAATATATGTCATCAAAGTAAGGTGACTCAGTGTATGACCACACTAAATTAACAGGATCAACATATTCAATAGTAGCTCCCTCTGATTTTGTAAACCCATTCTTTACGGCAGCAATTCCTATTGTAGCTAAATCGTAGGTGCATCTTTTCTTGGTCAAGTCATACTTGTTGCCGTCAAGTAAAGTGTTTATAGCTTGCTCTTCCGCTAGTTCAACTTCTTGCTTATAGGAAAGTTGCATGTGCAGATTAAGTTCCTCTTGATTCTTAGGTAAATCTTCTGGATTGTTTTCAAATAAATTAACACCAAACTCAGCCTCTACATACTCACCTAATTCTTTTGTTTGCATATCTCTAAGTATAGATTCCATATACTTAGTTCTTTTATCTACGCCATAAGGGTCTTGAGAATAAGCTCTTATATCAAACATTCTTTCAGATATACCATTAACTAGTATATCCACAAACTTGGGTATTATAGGTACAGGTTTCCAATCTAGATTAAGATAAGACAAATCTCCATTTATAGAAAGCTCGTCTTTATATTTCTGTACTCCTTGCTCTCCCCTTGCGTATAATCTTAAATTATGAAAAGTGTTTTGATTACTTTTAAATCGTCCGATACCATTATCAGAACGAAACCATTCGTTTTCTATTGCTCTGCCGACTCTAGTCCCATAGTCTAGACTCATCTTTTCAGAATCACTAGCTATCTGGCTTGG